GGGATGGGGATACTGGGTCAACTAGAGAGTTGAAAGAAATACCTGATAGCCCGGCTACTTACACTAAAAAAGGTTTTTATTTAAAAAAACAAAGTGCAGGGAACTGGGGGTACGCACAAGACGGTGTGAAAGTAGAACCTAACACAAAATATACATTAACTGTTTGGGCTAAATCCGTGATAGCTACAGGTTCTACCATAAGTCTGCAAAGTGGTAACGGAACTACAGACCCTTGGGCAACTACTAATACGGCTGTTACAACAGTTTGGACGAGAGTAAGTCACACGTTCACTACTAAAGCAAGTTCTGTTAGTTTAAATATCTACGTAGGTATGACTGGTGAAACAACGGGAGAAGCATATATTACCGCTCCTAAACTAGAAAAAGGAGAAGCTACGGTATTTGTTCCTAACGCAAATGAAAGTGTATTAGAAACAAAGATGAAGTATTCTGGTACGTTTGTAAAAGACAGTGATATTCCTGCGGACTACGTATGGTCGCTTTCTACAGAGTACAGTGACGCAGATAAGCAAGAACAAATTAACGGTAAGGAAGGTACATGGATTTACCAACCTATACCGCCTAGCAATCCTTCAATTGGTCTTGTATGGGTAGATACTACCAAGGTACCATATCAGCCTAAACGATACACTGGGACTGAAAACGGATGGGTTCCTTTAACTCCTGAGGACGTATCGGACTTACCTTGGGGTGATGATGGAAGTAGTTTAGCTGACTGGATAAATCAAGCGGAACAAAAAATATCAGCTACATCTATTGTAAACACAGTATTATCCTCAGGAGACTTTACCGATTTGTACAACACCAAGGCAAATACCTCCGACTTAGATACACTAGCATCACAGAGTGAGTTGAAAGCCATGAGAGAAGAATATAACCGCTTGCTAAAAGAAGGTATAGACGGAATTGACTTCACCCCTTATGTTACTCAGAGTGAGCTGGAACAGTTAAAAGATAGTTTTAACTTCTCTATCCAACAGGCAGGAGGAGTAAACTTATTGAAGAACTCTCTAGGTTTTGCTGATTTGAGTTTCTGGACAGGTGGGCAAGGTGTAACGACGACTCAAAGTGATAGCCTAGCGGCTTTAGGATTCGGCTCAGGATTCCATTTCTTAAACCAAAGAAGCACACTTCTTAAGCAGAAGGTAACTTTACCTAAAGTTGGTGACGGAGTAAAATATAGTTTGTCTCTATACATGCAGGTTTCGGGAGAATTCGACGCTACAGCTAAGCTGGGTGCTAGAATATATGAGGGGGACACTCTAGTTACTACACTTGGGATAAACTCGGAGGTGGGACAACAAGCATACCCCGTAGGGTACCAACAGTATGCTACCGTATGGACACCTAACCAAGAAGAGGTAACCGTGGAGCTATTTGTTCAAAACGGAGACAGTTTAGACATCATTATATCTGGTGTGATGTTAAATATTGGGGACTTAGCTCTAAAGTGGCAACCATACCCATCTGAAATTTACAATACGAGTGTTCGTATTGACCTAAGAGGTATTACTGTTAAAAACACCAGTACTGATGGCTACACTGCCATCACACCACAAGAGTTCTCTGGGTACGCCCGAGTAGATGGTCAGATAGAGCGTATATTTACACTCAATGGACAGACAACGGAAGTGACTGCACTGAAAGTTGATAGAAGCATAACTATGGCACCTATCTCTATATTTACTATGAATAGTAGTACGTCAAAGGGATGGGCATTCGTTTAACGTTTTTGTATACCATAGTCCAGTAGATACACCGCTAGACTATGGTATACTATAAATAGCCACAACAGAATGAGGGGAGAACAAGAAACATATGGGACAAACAGAAGCAAGTAGATTCACTTCGAGTCCTGATGTAACGTTACCGAATAACATTACGTTTAACATCGCTCGAATCAATTCATCATGGACACACACAGTAGAGTTCGCAGTTCAAAAAAGACCTGACCCTCGACCTGAGGATGACAGTCATTATAAGTTTATTAATAAGGTAACTAATGTAGGGACTTCGGGGTCTATACCGCTTACCCCAGACATGGTATCAGACATAATTAGTACAGGGTTCCCTAATATATTGCCATCGGGTGAAGTTGAATGGAGTACTGGACGGTTGAAACTGTACACAGAACAGCTAGGACAGTACACAGACTGGGTATCTGTTACTCTCCGTCTACCTGCTTCGGCATCTGCAACGGGTGGTTCTGGTCAGTTAAAAGAAGGACAAGTAATTAGTGGTACATTAAACAATTTCCAAAGCAACACGAACTATTCTTACGACCTCGTATTTAACTTTAATAACTATGCTATTACGGTAGCTACTGATTTAAAGACGAACGCGTGGTCATTTACGTTAACACAAGAACAAGTAGATAGCATGTTGGCTAAAATACCAAATGCTAAAGATTCTTGGGGGCAAGTAACCGTTCAAAGTAAGTATAATGGCACGCCATATGGCAAACCAGTAAACGGGGCTAGAATTAGCTTAACTACTGTTGAGTCGGAAGTTCGTCCTATTTTTAATACGAACCCTACTTATGGGGATACTGTGTCACTTGTGACTGACATAACAGAAGACCCTAAGGCTTTGATAGCAAGGTTAAGTAAGCTAAATGTGACAGCCCCTAGTGGGTATGCACAATCTCGTGGAGGGGCTACACTAGTATCCATCCGACTTGTTCATGGAGCGCAACGAGTTACGCTAGCCTACAACGCATCAGGGTTCTCTTACACGTTCGAACCGCCAACAGCAATTACAGATAACACCGTAACTGTTACATTGACCGACAGTAGAGGGTACGAAACATCCTATACTGCCGACTTAGCTGTATATATGTACAACGCCCCTATTGTAGACTTTACTGTAACTAGAAAGAACAACTTTCAATCAGAAAGTGACGTAGTACTATACAGTACGTGGACACCGCTAGTAATTGGTGGTGTAAGAAAAAATGGAATTCTGTCAGCTAAAGTTCAGTATAAGAAGACTAATACAACTACTTGGAGCACTGCTGTGGATATTCCTTATGTACTAAACGGTGAAAACATTGGTAACGACAACTTAGTAATCGAGTTAGATAATGAGTTCTCATGGAACGTACGAGTTATCCTACAGGACAAACTCGGTGCATTAGGTACCAGTTCAAAAGACGTACTAGTTCAGCCGGGTAGACCAATGATGTATATTGATAAGCTAAACGACACTGTAGCATTTGGAGACTTTATAAACCCAGATTTTCACCCGGGAGCCCTTACTGTAAAAGCCAACCAGTATCTAAATTCTGGAAGACCCGGTATACAGATGAGCAACAGTGACATTGCAGGTGTCAATAGCATTCGTTTTGCTGACGCTTCTGATAATAACGGAGAGGGACTTGCCTTTTTAAAACCAGGTAAACCTTTAGACTCAGTAAACAGAGAAGATTATGATTACATGTATATGCGAGATGGTGGTGTTTTTGTCAATAGTGACACTAATCCAATATTTACTGTTAGCGATGATGGTAAAAACATGATGTATGGTAGCGGTTGGTTGTGGCAAGGGGGAAACTGGCCTAATCCAAATCAGACAATAACACCAGCTAAGAAACTTTCGGAGTGTCGTAATGGGTGGATGCTTATGTGGGCTAAACATGACAGCGGTACTACGTATGACACCGATATTGTGTTTACACCTGTGCATAAAGGTAGCTTAAAACACGGTAATCAATGGAGAAAGTTCCTAATCTCTAATAACACAGACACTATTGGTGTGAAGGCTCTCCATATTTATGATGGCTACCTAGTAGGGGCTAGGGATAACTCAGCAACAACATTAAATAATAACAAAATTGTACTACGGGCGGTGTTTGAATTTTGATTACAATTTATCTAGATTTGAGCGAAGACAACACTGTACAAGGTTGGGGAACGAGTCAAGAAAGACAAGGAAACACTTTTCCTGTTAAACTTCCACTCAACCATCCTTTCCTAGCAGAACCCGGATTTGGTTACTGGTACGTAACCGAGTTAGGTGAGTTAGAAAAGGACGAAAAATTGCTACTAGATAGTGCTAGACTGGAAAAGTTAAACGAGCTAAAAGACTCTTGTAGAGAAGATATTATTCATGGTTTTGACTTTGCGATAGAGGGAACTACGTATCATTTCAACTACTCAGAGCTAGACCAACAGAATATGATTCAAAATAAATACACATTAGAGTTAGGGGAGCGTATAATTCCTTGGAGGGGCTATGATGAAGAAGGAAACTCTTATGGCTTAGAGATTGGAAATGCACAGTTTAACACTATGTTCCAAACCGCAGTTAGGGTCAAAAATAAAAAATTGCGGTTACTTCACGAGTACTACCCTAAGTTACTCAACACCTTAACAGACGTGGAAGAAATTAGAGAAGTAACATGGGACAGTAGTATTGAAGTAGACTAGTATAGGTAAGAGGGTAGCTAGTGAAGCTACCCTCTTTTTACACTAGAATGTACTATATTAGAGAACGAAAGGACGTGAAACCATGGGACAATCAGACGGAATGGGTGGAACTCTTAGACGTATCGCTCTCAAGGTTGGAGACGGAGATACAGGATGGTACAACTTTAGAGTAAACCCTGCACAATATAGTCATAGTAAGCCACAACGGGTTACTATTTTTAAAACAAAATCAAATATCATTACAGAGGACTTCGGTAAGGATATTGAAACAATTCAGTTTAGTGGTACTACTGGGTTCCGTAGAGACGCAAATGGTAAGACAGGTAAAGACCGACTGATGGAGTTAGAGGCGTTCATAGATGATTATGCTAACCAAGGTGGCAACGGAAATCGTTCGAAAACAGAGATGACTTTCTACAATTTTACCGATGACCAGTACTTTGTTGTTCACCTTGCGCCCGAAGGATTGAAAATTGAGCGTAGCGTAGACCAACCTTTGTTGTATACTTATACTATAAGCTTAGTTGTACTTCGTGATGCAGGAGCTCCACCAGAACGTGACCAAGCAAACCCTGAAATCGGAAATGCAAAGCCGAGTGTTGGGACGGATACAATAGGCAACTTCACAACGAGTAACACTCGTTCGTACTCTGCTAGTGTTCTTCCACAGACTATTGTTAACCCTGCCGGAACGCAAGGAGCCTATCAATATGGAGTCGATGAGCTTAAGAAACTAATCGGATATGGGGTGAATTAACATGGCTATTAAAAGAGCAAATATTTATCAGTCAGCAGACTTGATGCGGTTTATCCGTTACATCAATGTAGATACAGCAGGAGAAGTAGTAACCAATGTAATTGACGATGAACTAAACTTCATTTCACGGTTCTACACCCCACAATTCCGTGTAAACAAAGTGTCTAGTACTATCTTAACGCTTATCAATAATAATGAAATTGGAGAGATTAACAAACAGTTATCTAAAGATTCGTTGACTTATAAGTTACTAAATAGTGGGTTGAAACTTAGTGCACCGTACGTGTACCAATTAGCTCAAACAGTGGTTTTAGAATGCTTTGCACTTATCTACGCTGTAGAAGAAGACCAAAACATGTTTAAATACATTGATGAGGAAGATGTTAAAGTAACACGGGAGAATGTTAAATATATCATTGATTACATGGGTGAGAACAAAGACTATACAGATATTGTGATGGACTTACACAATGTAGACGTAGCCCTAGGGTATATCCAAAAACAAGTCCCAGTAATCCAAGGAGGTTTAGAGGTAGATGGTACGATATAAGAAACATCAAGTCCGTTATGGAGACACAATGCAATCTATCGCTCAGTTGGAGACAGGGGACGTAAATGACTGGATTAAGATTGCAGAGTACAATCATTTGAAATACCCCTACATTGTCTATTCAAGAGAAGAGAAGTTGCAGGATTTAGAGCACTTAGTCACTCTAGGAGACGAACTTATCATTCCTATCCAACAATCTATCCTTGATAATGACGTGTACAAGATGAATCGAAGAGACCAAGACTTTATTCTAAGCTTAGCTTTAGGTAGAGACCTTGACATGACAAGTAAGCCTCAGTATTATCAACAAGCAGGTACGAGTGACGAACTCTTTGAATTGACTCATAATGGTGCAGGAGACCTTAAGAACATTGAAGGAGCAGAGAACATTAAGCAGGCTACCTTGTCTCGCTTAATGACGGCTAAAGGGTCACTAATCTTACACCCCGAATATGGTAGCAATCTCCACAGATTGTTTAACAAAGCTACTTTAGAACAAATGAAAGTAATTAGTTTAGAGGTAACAAGTACCGTGCTTAAGGATACACGAGTAGCAGAATGTGTGCTTGTAGACCACTATATTGAAGCAGACACCTACTATGGTTCTTACAAAGCAACAGTTCATACCTTGAAAGACCAATTCGAATTTATTGTCACTAGTGATAGCACAGGCGCTATTATCGTAATGTAGAGAGGAGAAAACCAGTGAGACTAAAGAAAATTTCAGAAATCTTATCACGCTTAATTGACGTGACTATGATTAACACAAATGAATTGAACGACTTTTCCGTAGGGTCTACTATCCGTTCTATTTACGAAGCCGTTGCTATGGAAATGGAGCAATATTACATCCTAGGTAGAGAGAATATTATGTGGGGAATCGAGCAAGGCGTTTTAAATGCTTTTAATTTCCGCAAGAGAGAGGCTAAGCGTTCTTGGGGTCTACTTACCTTAGAGTTCCATACAGTCACACAGAACGAAATATATGTGCCAATTGGAACGATGTTCGATTCTACCCTAGCTAGTGCAAGTAATCGGATGACTTATGTTACTGAGCAAGACTACTATATCCCTAAAGGTGTAGTAACTGCTAAGATTGAGGTTTACTGTACAGTTGCAGGAACACAAGGGAACATTCAAAAAGATAAAATTAACCGAGCAATCAATAATATCAGCAATCTAAAGTCTATCTACAACGAATACGACATCTTGACAGGGACAGACGAGGAAAATATTGAATCTGTTAAGAAACGGTTCCATGCCTTTGTAGAGAGTCGTGGACGGGCAACCATCAAAGCCTTAGACTATGGGACTCGTCAAGTAGAAGATGTCTCTGGTGTTTATATCCGTGAGGAAGTTGGGTATGTCCGTATCTACGCTCATGACCGTAACGGTGAGTTGAAAGACACTACCTTAGAGAAAATCAAGTTGGCTATTGAAGACTATCGTCCGGCAGGAATTAAGTTAGATGTTTTCCCAGTGGAGAAGGTTGTTGTGCCAATTGATGTTACAATAACAGTAACGAACACAAACAGAATCAATAATGCTTTGAGAGACCGGGTAGAGACTGTAATTCGGAATTACCTAAATAGTCAAACAGTTTCACAAAACTTAATTAAAGCTGACCTACTTCAAGCAATCATGAATATTGACGATGAACTGATTTACGATTGTGTGTTCCATAATTTAGATGCGAACCTCACAATCCGGGATGAAGAAATCATCCGTGCAGGAGAGGTAACCATCGAACTAGTATAGGAGGAAGAACATTGGGTAACTTTTTCAGAAACATCCATCCGCTTTTGCGTAGAGATAAGCGTAAAGACGAGTATGACGATACAAATTTCTCTGTCTTGAATGCGTTAAACTACGAATTGACCCAAGCGGAGCAAGAAACAATTGCAAGTAAAATCCAATCTTCTCTCGAAAGTGCTACAGGTGAGTACCTTGACACATGGGGAGATTGGTTCGGTGTGTACCGTAAAGATGGTTGGGATGACGACTACTACAGAGGGCGTATTATTCGTTACTTGCTATTAAAACGCAGTACCATTCCTGCTATCATTGACGCATTGATTGACTTCTTAGAAGACAATGATGCACACATCGAAATCTACGAACCATGGAAGAACATCTTTTACACGAACAAATCAAAGCTTAATGGGGAAGACCACTTAATGGGATATTACTATCGCTTTGCTATCATTGATATTTCTATTGACCGCTCGTTCCCACCTGAAATCATTGAGGTGATACGAGCCTTTAAACCCGCAGGAGTATTGTTCTATGTCAGACTGGACATGAGTAAAAATCCCAGTACAACCCCTGTTCAATATCCTTTCGCCTTTATAGACGTATCTAATAAGACAGAGTTAGATATTATGAACGGATTGACTTATGATATTAATGGGAATATTAACCTTACTGACCAAACAGAACAAGTGGTCACAAATGACATTTTCCATACCAACCGTTCATTACTAAATGGTGATGATGTTCTAGCAGGCTCATTTACGCACGATAGAGGCTATTTACACTTAGCTAGTACAATTATACTAGACGACTACTTACCGAAGCCTGAGGATACTATGACGGACGTTAAACTAGCTCTTGGTGAGTCTAACCCGGACTTCTATCTTCAAACAAAAAATACAGATGGACGTACAGCAACAATCACAGTTGCTAAGGCTGACTTGTATACTGCTTATGCTAACTCTACGGATGGTACCGTAGATTTCTTAACGGAGCACCCTAATCCTAATATCTTCTGTATTGAAGATTGGAGAGTAAAACCCGAGTTTACTTCTAATGGTATACCGGCAATGTTGTACCATTTGAAGCCTAATACAGACTATACATTATCTACAAATATACCTATAAATGCTGGTGGATTTTATGATGTATTTTTACACCCAGAAGGAGAGCACGCTAGTTCAAATATTAATGGTGTGCGTGCAGGTAAACCTAGAACTATCACAACTAATGACCAAGGTACATTAATCATTGCTCAACGAGATTACTCTTTAGATACAGGTGAATGGTGGATGAAACTAGAAGAGGGTACAGAAGCTACGTTGCACCTAACAAACCCTAAAGACAGTGTAGAAAACTCTCGGATGAAATATGTAGGCTACTCACCTGTAGAATCTACTAACCCCGCAGACTTTACATGGAAACCTTTTACAGGAGAGACCGAAGTATTTGCGACTAAAACCTATGCAGTGTTTGATATTAAAGCATTTATAGCTAATAACTACGCAATCGAGTTTGCTATGTTGCAAAATGAGTTAGGAGAAGAAGAGGCATTGAATACTTTATTTAGTGAGTTTGATGTTTCTACTAGTTTGAAAGCAATGGTATCTCCTAGTGACGGATTAGTAACTAACATCCAGATTTACGATTTCCAAGCAGACCAGTGGCACGGTTTACTTACAACTACACTTGATTTGAGCACACAAACGTTTAACTTATCTGTTAACCAAGTGATGAGTTACTTAAATGATAACAGACTAATGTTTATTCGTTACGTATTTGGGGCTAAAGAAGGTAAGGACGTTTCTGTAGAACTTGACATGCTTAACGTTCTGTTCCACTATCGTATGGGTAACGGATACAGCATGGGGCTACAATATAGCGTAGTTAGTTGGCAAGACTTCCCTGTGGATTCACTTACACTAAACAAAACTAACTTAGACCTAGCAATTGCAAGTAATGAGAAGCTAACTGCTACTATTTTACCCGAGACTGCTACAAATAAGAAAGTTGAGTGGGTAAGTAGTAATCCAACCATAGCTACAGTAGACGAGTTAGGAAACATAACAGGGGTCGCAGAAGGACAAACAGAAATCATTGCTTACGGTGACAATCGAGAGATAGAAGCACGATGCACTGTAAATGTCTATAAACCCGTAACTTCGATTGAGGCAACCCCTAGCGAAGTGAATTTAACAATCTAAGGAGAGAGGCAAATGGTAAAACAAACTGTTAGTCTAAAGGTATTACCGGAGGACGCTACAAATAAGGAGCTTACATGCACCTTGTCGGATAAAAGTCTTGCTACCATTAAGCCAGTAACAGGTGGGGTAGAGCTAGAGACAAAGAAATCAGGAACAGGAGAGCTAACAGTAGAAAGTCACCATGGGGAGGTGACTAAAACTGTTCCTGTAAATGTAGGGGAAACTAATGACATCTTAATAGACGGAACTAACGGAACAGGTAGTAGATATGTGAAGGACTTGAGCGCCTACGAAAATCTGATCAGAGATAAGAATAACTTCGAGTCGAATGTTTGGCTGTATGACCAAAGTGGGAAAGCAGTAGTGAAAAAAAACGGGTTCGCCAATGGTATTGATTCATTAGTACAAGATTTCCCGAGTGATTCTACCGCTAACTACCGCGACATCATCGTTCAGATTCTAAACTACAAAAGTAAGAAAGTAGAACGTCTTTTACAAGGCGAATGGTATACCGTTACTTTTTATGCTCGGAATATCGATGGTGGATCGCTGAATACCTATGTTTATCCTAAAGCGGTTGATTCGGCTACAAAGATTTTTGTTGACGGTGTAGAAAGAGCAGTCGCGACAGCCGCTGACTGTGCAATTCATTGGTCGCTGACATCTTCGTTTAAAAAATACTCTTTCTCTTTCAAAACAATCAGTGGTATTTCTGATGATGATTTTAAAGCTCAGCTTTTGTTTAGACTTGAATCTAAAGGTAGTAAAGCAGAAATTGCCAACATTGACGTTTGTAAAGGTAAAAACATTGTGAAAGAGCCGACTGTGGCGCCGGAAGACGTGGGGGTTATTCACGGACAGCCGAATCTTTTGAGTGGGACAAGTAATGAGTGGGAAACAATAACATTCAGTGGGTGGAATGCTGGGCGGATGGAGCTACTTATAGATGGTACTGCTATTAAAGCAGGGGATATAATTAGTTATCGTTGTGAAATTGATGCAACAGAAACGGTTGCAACTGAGGCAACGTCAACGCCGTTACTAGCTTATACTGTAGTTAAATCTGACGGAACTACTAGTAGTAGTAATTCCGGAAGCGTGCTTATAGGTACGAAAGGTGTAGTTGTAGGCAGCATGGCTATACCAGAAAAAGCAACCTCTATTATATTTAGGAAAGCCGCAAAGAATAATGATACTGAGACTATTACAGTTAAAATTAGAGGGTTTAAAGCTATCCTCGGTGCAAAAACAGCAATGGACGAATGGACACCTACACAAGCTGAATTCGAAGGGTTGCCTAACTTATTAGATGGGACAATGGGCACTTGGCAAGATTTTAGTTTTACTGGTTGGCAGTGGTCATATGTTAGACTACTTCTCGGAGAAGACTTTAACATAGGAGACACCTTTACGTTAACAAGTGAAATTGATAATAAAGCTAGCATGCCTTTGTATGTACGGTTCGCTTTTGCTACAGCAGATAACGTAGTGACCTACGCTAATAGTAACCAAATCAGTGCAGGGTCTACCGGAGTAGCTACCGTTACAACTACAGTACCGTCTAACTGCGCTATCCTATACGTACACCTTGTCGTTAAGGGGGATGGCACTTCAACTGCCACCGGAAGAGTTCGTAAGATTAAGCTAGTCAAAGGAGACAAAAGCCAACTAGGTATCTGGACACCTAAGAGTAGAACAGAGTACGATAAAAACTTAGGTATAGTTCCTTTCACCGAAGCTGACTACAATACACTTCAAACTGCTGATGAGATCGTCAGAGCGGAAACGAAAGTCGTGGGACGTGGTGCTGAGATTCAATTTGACTTTGATGTAATCGGGGCGTTAGAGAATAAATACCCTTATCTTTTTGAAGGACTTACTACGGTTGCTGAGAAGATTGCTAAGTATAAAACGATTGTAACAAGAGTCAATTTCACACATAACTCAAAAGGTTACGGGGTGAGTAACAGATTAGGTACAAAAGCGTGGTTTGCAAGGTCATACATTAGACTAAACGACAATTATTGGTGGTATTTACCTTCATACAATACTACTGCTGATTTTTTGAAAATGTCAGAAGACTTTTCTGTCACAAATGTAAATAGATTGTCGTCTACAGGAATTTACAAACTTAAAATTGCGTCAGCAAACAATTACGAAACCGCACAGACAGGCGCAATTTCCGATGGCGTAACACCTGCATGGGTAGAAGTGAAAGATATTAGGCTAGAAGTCACTATACAACTACCCGAAGACCCTAACGCTCAACCTATTACAATAACGATTCCACCAAGCTAAACATTGTAGGTATGCTATAATATAAATAGGGCACGAGTGTGTGTCCTATTTTTTTAATTGCAATGCTATATTATCTAATGAAACCATAAAGAAAAGAGGTTAAAGCATGGCTATTGCTACAAATAATTCACGAGTGTATGCTTCATTACAACTTAAAAATAAACAAGATAGCATGTATCTAGTAATTGGTAAAACCTCCCCTTGGACAAATGAAGACGCTCCACCTCAAGCAGACCCCAACGCAAGTACTTTGCAAGAAGTAATTGGGTACAAGAAGGTAAAAAAAGTGTCACTATGTCGTTCATATTTTGAAAATGATGAATCACAGTATCCTATCATTGAATACGGGGTTAACAAGTTTACATTGATTCCTGATGAAAAAGCTTACCAAGAAAAAGCTTTTATGGTCTACGTAGAATCAGAAGTAATCGGGAATGAATTACCACTAGGTACATTTAGACAGGTTGGCTTACACACAGACTTAGTTCCTAAGACAGGCGTAACAAAAGATGCGTTGCTTCCTAGTGAGGTAACGAATGCAGGAATATTACAAGTCTTTGACAACCGTAAACAACAGAATCGTACCGAAGACGTCACAATCCGTGAAAAATTTATTATTTCCATGGAAAACGGGAAAACATTGAAGTAAAATAGGTATTAGGAGGTGTTTTGTCTTGGTACCATCTAGACTAATTAACACAAAAACACAAACCAACCTATGGGCAATCGAACAAGATGTAACACTACTAGACGAGATTACAGGAGGTAGACAACTAGATGACAAAAGAAATTAATAGCCCAGAAGAACTAGGTAAAGAACCTTATTTAAACCGCTTCTATCAGGGCAAGAAATACGATGCGGTACTCTATAACCCAGACCGCCCGTTGCAGAACTCTGAACTTTCAGAGATGCAGTCTATACAAGAAAACGCATTATCCATGGTAGCAGAGTCTGTCTTCTCCGATGGAGATATGCAAACAGGTATGGAATACGTACTAAACGGTAATGACTTAACAGTTAAATCCGGTAAAGTTTATCTTAGTGGTAAAGTACGAAATTTTAGCGAACAAACTATAAAGATTAAAGGTACTGGGACAGAACGTATCGGGGTTACTCTAAAACGAGAAATTATTACCTCGGAGGATGACCCTGATTTACTAGATCAAACTAGCGGAGTGCCTAGTCATTTTTCAGCAGGAGCTGACCGATTAAGAGAAACAGTAGTGCTAACATTAGACGAAAATGCTCCTACTATTTATCGTTTTGAGAATGGTAAATTATATATTAACCCAGATACACCAGAAATGGATAAAGTCAATAAAGTCTTGGCGGAACGTACTTATGATGAATCAGGCTCATACCGTGTAAATGGTTTTGACATGTACACCGAAGTACACCCAACTGACCCTAACAACAAAATTCAGTTAGTGATTGACTCAGGACGTGCGTATGTTCTAGGGTTCAAGGTGGATAAACCAGTCACAACTCGTATCGATATTGATAAGTCTCGTGACACACAGAAACTAGAAAACGAAGGTTACTACTACAAGAACGAAACTCGTAAGTCTAAGCTAGGGAACGCACCTGTTAAGTCTGTAGACCGAGTAGTAGCTCAAGTAGAAGTAGCTAAAGAACTTGTTTCTCGTGGTGTTGTCGGAGGCGGTACGGACTACCTTAAAAATACCGCTGTTACCAAAGTTGCTCGTGTATGGACAGAAGGTAGCGGAGCACACGAATATATACAAGGAGAAGATTTCCAAGTAGTTAACGGACAAGGAATCTCATGGGCTCCTACAGGACTAGAACCACCTGCCGGAGTTACTTACTTCGTACAATACGTTTACAACAAGACAATGATTGAAAACACTGACTACAAGGTTGTTATTGAAGGTGAAGGCGATGACCGTCAATGGTACATTGACTTTAACGACATGGCAGGCTCTAAGCCAGTAGATGAGTCATTAGTTAACGTAGACTACACGTACTACTTAGCTCGTAAAGACTTAGTAGTTCTTGACCATAACGGGAACTTTACCTTACACAAAGGACAACCAGACGCATTGCGTTTAGTTGAAGCTCCTAATCATGTTGACCCATTAACTTTACAAATGGGTACTGTAGTTGTTTACCCTGATTCTTCAACAGCGGAAGCTAACCAATGGACAATTACACGGTTAACCATGGAAGAACTACAAAAGCTCTCTGTTCGTGTAGAAAACATTGAGTACAACGAAGCAGTTAACTACCTAGATAACGGAGCTATGGAAGGAGAAAACCCTGTGTACCTGCGTGGTGTATTCTCTGATGGATTTATTTCTTTGGATAAATATGATACAAGTCACCCTGACGCTACAGTAGCTTTTGACTTTGACACCGCAGAAATCACACTGCCTTATAAAGAGATTAATAAGAACGTACCAAGTATTCTTGAGGGTTCAAGTGAAGCTCATGTATGGGGACGATTAGTAACTGCGCCGTTTAGTGAAGAAGTTGGTATCCGTCAACCATTCGCAACGGAAACAATGAACGTTAATCCATACAACACTTTTAATAAGCAAGGGGTACTAACATTAGACCCATCTGCCGATAACTGGATTGAAGAAGAACGTATCACTATCACTAAAGAAGAAACGTCTACTATGAGTGTAAGGCAATGGTGGAGACACGGAGGAGCCTCTTGGACAAACGATGAAGTAAACATGGTGTCAAACATTACGTTGGACAACGGTCAAAAATGGGGAGGTAGCTCTGGTACAGAAGACCTACGTAAACGTGGTTTATCTGGTACAACACTAACAAGTGGTGGGCAACAAACCAAGGAGTCTATGATTGAGTTCATGCGTCAAATTGACATCACTATTTACGCTGAGAATTTAGAGCCTAACACAAACAACCTACAGGTTTACTTTGACGGGTTGGCAGTACCTGTAACCCCTGTCTCAGGATGGAGAAAAGGTTCTACTACAGGAACTGGTATGGCTAACGCTGATGGGACATTTAAAGGAGTCTTCAAGATTCCGTCAGGTATTCGTTGTGGTACTCGTGAAGTAACTATCCGTAATGACACTAACTTAGCAAGTACAGCGTTTACCGCTCAAGGAACAATGAAGACTACGGAAGATATTATCATCCGTACACACGTTACAATCAACCTAGTTGACCCGTTAGCACAATCATTCAGCTTCAACACGAACCGTATTGTATCTAGCTTTGACGTGTACTTTGGTTCTAAAGATACTGCTAACAATGTTATCTGTCAAGTACGTGGAATCTCAGAAGGTGGTCAACCTAACAAAACCGTTTATGCTGAACGTGTATTGAAACCCGCTGACATTAAAGTATCTGATGATGCAAGTGTAGCTACTAAGATTGCTTTCGATGACCCATTGATGTGTAAAGCAGGTCAAGAGTACTGTCTAGTATTCTTAACTGACTCTGACAAGTACACAATGTGGATTGCTACAATGGGACACAACCGTATTGATGACCCAACACAGCAAGTTGCATCGAACCCTTACCTTGAAGGTGTACTATTCAGTTCATCTAATGCTAGTGCATGGTCTATTCACCAAACATCTGACTTGAAGTTTACTGTATACACAGCGAAGTTCAATGAAAATGCAGTACTAGAATTCGATGTAATGAACAACATCAAGGTAGACCGTTTGGTATTGATGTCTACTTACCTAACTAGACATCAATACCAAACGGTCTACCTTGATGT